CATGATACATCATTAGATTTTTTCTTTTTGGTAGATACATAATCTGTGATTAATTTCATAGAATTTCTTTGACTATCTGTTAATTCATTAGGAAATTCAATATCAAATATGACATACAAATTACCACTTTGATTCATTCCTTTATTTTTTATACATAATACTGTCCCTGGTTTGATTATGTTTGGACCCATACTTAATACAATCTTTTCTTTATTTAATCCCGATGTTATGAAATCAAAATCACCAATTAATGCCTGAAATACTGATATCTTCTGATTCATATATAAATGTAATGGCTGTAATGGTGATCTTTTAAATATCGGATGTGATATTTCATCTATTGTTACTATTATATTGCCTATTTTTACTAGTTTATCATCCTTAAATAATTTATTACCTTTACCTCTTAAAAATATTTTCTCACCTGATGCAATTCCTCTTTTAACTATAATCTCTATTTCTTCATTTTCTGAACCTTTATCTTGTCTCGACTCATATAATTTAATAATTGTTCTATTAACTTGTTGCAAAATAGTTTTACCATTATAAATTTCCTCTAAACTAAGTCGAATGCTTATTACAATATCAGGATTAAAACGGACCATATTCTGACCCATATTTGGAAAACCAAATGGAAATCCGGCCATCGATCCAAATGGAAATCCACCACCAGAAAACATCTCTTTCTGTCTCAAAATATCATCAATATTATCTGTACTATTTGTTTCATCATATATTTCTCTCTTTGCATTATCTATCAAAATCTCATGAGCCTGATTTATTTTTTTGAAATTATTTTCATATTCCATCTTCCTACTCTCTTCTTGACATTTATCTGGATGCCATTTTGTTGCTAATTTTTTATATGCTTTTTTTATATCTGATTCAGTCGCATTTTTTTCAATACCTAAAATATCATATAAATTTGTTATTGAGTCCATTAATAATAATATATAAATATATTATATTACTTAAATAATTTTATATATATATTATAATTAATTCGAGAGCAACAATATGACAAACGGTATATTCATTATATTCCCAGTTACACTCTTCAAAAATATAGCCATCATTAATAAACTCGTTAAATCTGACCAAATTAATAATATCTATATTATTGAAGAACCTACTTATTTTACTAAATTCAAATTTCATAAACAAAAATTAATTTTACATCGTGCATCAATGAAGTATTATTTTGAATATCTTGTTTCTAATTACAGATCTATTGTTAAATATATTGATTTTAATAAAATATCTTCTTTCTATAAAAAAATATTTAAAAAAAATATATCAATCCATTTTTTCGATCCTGTGGATCATCATATTGTCAATCTGTTTTCTAAAAATTTTAAATCTATTTTTATCTATGATAATTTATCTTTTATGGAAACTCTTGAAAATCTTAAAGAATATAATAATACTATTAATGATAATCGTTATCGTCATGATGTATTTTATAAATGGAACCGTTCAAGACTAGATATATTTATGGATAAAAAAAATAAACCATTATATAATAAATGGTCTTTTGATAATGATAATAAAAATCCGTTTTCTGCAGACTATATTGAACCACCTATATATCCAACTAAATTTTCTAATAAAAAAATTGTTAATTATCTAGATGAAGCTAAATTATATGTTAATAAACATTTTGAAACAAATTTTGGTCTAACTGATGAATTCATTTTTCCAATTACACATCTACAAGCATTAAAACTTCTAAAACATTTTTTAAATAAAAAAATTAAAACATTTGGCACATTTCAAGATGCCGTAAATACTGAAATAATAATTGGATCACATTCTTGTTTAAGTTCGTCTCTTAATATTGGATTGATAACTGTTGAAGAGGTCGTTAAATTAACTTTAAAAAGTTTTAATCGATTGACTAGTATTGAAAAGAAAAAACAATTTCATAATTATGAGGGATTTATTCGTCAAATAATTGGATGGAGAAGTTATATGAGACTATTATATCAATTTCATGGTGAAGAAATGTATGAAATGAATTTTTTTAATCATGAAAGGAAAATTGGTAAGGAATGGTATAATGGAAACACAAATATATATCCAATCGATTTTTTAATAAAAAAAGTAGAAAAATATGCATATTTACATCATATTGAACGATTGATGTACATTGGTAATTGGTCCCTTATTGCTAAAATTAATCCTAAAGAAATTTATAAATGGTTTATGATAACATGTATCGACGCATATGAATGGGTCATGATCCCAAATATTCATGGTATGTCTCAACATTCACTAGATAACAGTATTCTATCTATGATGACTCGACCATACTTTAGTTCATCTAATTATATAAAAAATATGTCAAATTTTGCGTCTAATAAAGAATTATATGATGAATGGACCACAATCTGGAATACTGTTTATTACAATTTTATAAATGATAATGTCGATTATCTTAAAAAAAATTATTCTATTGCTAGACAAGTTAAACATTGGAATGATAAAACCAAAAGTGAAAAAAATAAAATTATTCAAGACGCTAAAAAATATTTGATTTAATCTATTATTTATTATTTATTTTTTATTGTTTATTATAAAAGAAAATTATTATTATTATTGTATAATTCATTAAATTTTAAGAACACTCAATTCTTTACAATATCTAGGTATCAATGCATCTTCATATTGTTCTATTAGTGTTTTAATTTTATCGGCTTTTACATAACCACCATTCACAATACTATTTATATCATAGAATAGTTTCTTTAACATCTTTCTATTATTTTTATCAATGTATTCTATTAATAAATTTGATATCTGTTTTTCTATATCTTTCTTTTTAATATTTATTGATGTATGTAAATTAATTACAGTTTCAAAATCATCATCTTGTTCTTCTATTTCTTCATCTATTTCAACTGGTTTTTCAACTGGTTTTTCAACTGGTTTTTCAACTGGTTTTTCAACAGGTTTCTCAACTTGTTTTTCAATAGGTTTTTCAATAGGTTTTTCAACTGGTTTTTCAACTGGTTTTTCAACAGATTTTTCATTATTTGTTGTAGAAAGATTGAGAATAGGATATATTTCATCAAATTCCATTGATAATACTTCATCAAATGGTTCAATAATTTTTTTAACAGATGAGACATCAATTTGTTTATGTGATATCAATAGATTGATTTCATTAAATAATTTTTCTAATCGACTAGTATTAAAATCTTCAATAAATTGTTCCAATAATTCTTTAATATCATTAAGAATATTAGCATTTATTGACAACAGAGAGTCAACTGGCATTTTGAATGCTTCAATTTTTGGTGGTTGAATTTTTGGCACAGATACTGGTCCAGATGAAGCAGCAGCTGCGGTAGCTTTTATTGAAACTTGATTTTTTTTAATATCATCATAACTTTCAATTTTGATAGCTTCAAGACGCATTTCAACAGTTGTGTCGCTTAAATTCCACCATTTTAGGAAACTATCAATTTCCTTAAATTTATTTGTAATCAACATAGCTGGTATTTTTGGATCTTTCAATTTGTCTTGTAATCCAGCATAAGCTGCATCAAAAACTGTTTCATTTTTAATGTTAATATTTTTGATGTCAGCACCATAACCAAGTAAAAATTTAACACTTTCAATGCATCCACGATAAACGGCATGCATAAGAGGTGTATAATCACGGTCATATGCATTAGCAATAAATTTTTGAGTTGGTTTATCATTTTTTACACAATCCATAATTCTTTGCATTAATCCAACTTTGTCTTCTTTAACACAGACGAAAAATAAATTTGTCAAACAAATAATCTTGTCATTCTGTGTAGTACCTAATGATCTGACCTCATTAATGATATCAGATTCGTTCTTTAGTTTTCCATAAATTTCATACCTAATATATTTATAGGTATTACTGTGAATTTTAACATTATTAACATCAAGTTTGATGAGTCCAAGTTTAACATAGGGTTTTTTCTGCATGACTATATATATAAAATTTCTATTATTATTACCTTTGTTAGATAATAAAAAATTCAATTTTTTTATATGCAATCCTATAGACTTATTACTTTTGGATGTTTCTCATCCAAAAGTAATAAGTCTATAGGATTGCATATAAAAAAATTGATTAAATTAATTTAGCTCTGATTATAATATTTAATATTTTTAATATATGATGTTTCACATCATATATTAAAAATATTAAATATTATAATCAGAGCTAAATTCACTTTTATCAATTTTTTTATATGGGGCAATTAATATGTTATAATTGGCCATGAGAAACATCACCAATTATAACATATTAATTGCCTCATATAAAAAAACCAGTTAAATAAGTTCAATATTAAAAAATAATATATAATAAAAAATCAATATAGAATGTCAGATACAGAAACGAGTTCAAATAGTTCATCAAGTGGTTCGAACAGTGATACAGGTTCAGATTCATCAACATATGACAAAACGAAGGGCGAAGAGTTTGCTGGGGAGATTTTAAAAAATAAATATGTATGTATTGATAAGATTGGTGTAGGAACATTTTCGGCTGTATGGTTAGCACTGAATGTTGATGATTTAAATTTGTATGCAATAAAAATATCTCACATTGATGATTTTGAGGATGGGGAAAAAGAGGCAAAATTTTTATCAAAAGTACCAAAAAAATGTAATAATTTGACAAGATTAGTGGAATATTTTGAAACAAAAAATCCATTAAATCCAGAATATTTAAATATGTGTATGGTAATGGACCTATATATTGGTTCAGTTTATAGTTTAATGAAAAAATCCGGATTTGAGGATGGTTTTGATATAAAAGTTTGTAATAAAATAATATTAGATGTACTTTCTGGTTTAGAAACATTAAATAAGATGGGATACATACACACAGATATAAAACCAGAAAATATTTTGATAAAAGGATTGAACCCAATATTTTGTGAATTTGAAAATATGATAAAAAAAACTGAAGGAGTACAATCACTATTATTAGAAATAATAGAGAAGTATAAAGGATATAAATTAGATAAATTAGATAAAAAAACAAAGATGTATGTAGATAGAAATAACAAGTTTAAAGTGGAAAAAAAAATAATATTAAAAAAATTATCAAAAATGTTAACATATGGATTTAAATTAATATGTAATAATTATTGTGATGAAAAATATAGAGATTTAGATGTTGAAGATATATTTGAACCAAATTATTACACCAAAAAATTTAAATTTGATAACAATAATATAAAAGATAATCTGTTGAACTATATTTATGTTTTATCTGATTTTGGTACAATTAAACATGTCGGAAAAAATAATGACTCTGTAATTCAAACAAGATATTATAGAGCTCCTGAAGTAATTTTAGGATGTAAATGGAACCAAAATGTCGATATTTGGTCTATTGGTTGTTTATATTTTGAAATTTTAACAGGTGATGTAATATTTAATCCAGAACATGACAAAAATTATGATACAGATACACATCATTTATATTGGATACATCAATTAATAGAATTAGATATGAATCAATATAAAGATGGTTCTAATTATAAAAAATTTTATGATAAAGAAAATAAATTAAAGATCAAAGGAAAAATAGAAAAATTATCATTTGAAGAGGTAATAACAGAATATAAAAAAATGAATGAAAATGACTTGAAATATGTTGTAAATTTATTGAGTACAATATTTACAAACAAAAAAAAAAGACCAGATATTAAAACAATTGTTGGCATGTTTAATGAGTATTAAATTAAAATAAAAATAAAATAAGACATTTTTTTTTATTTTTTTTTTTATTAAAAATAAAAACAAAAATAAAAGAATGCCTCATCAATCAGCAGCATTAAAAAGTAGGCAATACACCATAATCACCTGAGCCAGAAGAGTACATTATATTAATAGGGGTGTTATAGGGATCGCCACTACTATACACACTATCAGAATAGAATGATCTTGTTCGCGTCGGTAATTTTCTTTCCATTGAAACTTTGTTGTAGTAGTAATTAAAAACAATAAATTTTACTTTATGGTCTTCTCTTACACACAGAACTCCGCCTCCGCCAGCACATCGACAATTAACACTCTTGACTGTAGGGTCTCGGTTTTTGTACCACTTCACTAAATCATTGTCTTTTGGTTGTGGGTATCTTGCAGGGTCACACGAGCATTTTGTTTGATCTGAATCATAAAATTCAAGTCTCAAAATTTCATTTGTGTTCTTATAGTCAACATTTCGCATATAATTCATAGATAAAAATACAACCTTTCATGAGTTATATATATAAATTTATTTTCAATTTTTTTATATATATGTTATAGAAGACTTTAATTTTACTTATGAGATATATATATAAATATATTATCAATTTTTTTATATAAAAAAATTGATAATTCCGTTCTAATTGGATAATTACATTGTATATAATAGTATATATAATGATAATTTTTACTGATGGCTCTACTATTAATAATGGTAAAAAAAATGCTATAGGAGGTATAGGCGTCTATATTCCTAAACAAGAGACCGTTGAAGAATGGTCTT